ATGGTGTTTGTTTCCTTGGTTGGTTGATAAGACTATCTTATACCCTGGTCGAATTAATGTCAATCCCCTAGGCGACCTTGGACCAAGGGGCTCGCTTCGACGGCCGACGGTCGAGCTGCTTCGACCCGAGGACGGTCCGGGTGTTGCAAAGGGTCGTGCCCTTCTCGGCCATGAAGCGGGCGACAGCGTCAGCATCGGTGGTGCCGAGGGTCTTGGGAGCGAAGCGCGAGTTCATGTCAGTTTCCTTGTTTGTTTCGATAAATCTATCTTATACCCTGGACGAATTAATGTCAAATGGCCAGAGCGGCATTCCGCCATGCCCGACCATGGCCACCGTGGCTCTCGCCGAGGACCTTGCCATCGACCACCACCACGTAGCAGCAGCGGATGGTGTCGATCTGGAGCTTGGCGGTCGGGTGCTTGGCGAGAACTTGCTGCTTCGGAGTCATGCTGTTTTCCTCTGGATGGTATATCCCATCTTACCATGGCTCCGAATTAATGTCAACCCATCAGACCGCGGACCGTGCCGTACTTCAGGCCCCAGTCATAGTCCAGGTAATCATAGTCCTTGGCCTCGAGATCATCCAGCAGATCGTCCGCCTCAGCAATGTAGCGAATGGCATCCTGCACAGTAGCATTGACCACGAGCTTCTGGATGTCAGTAATGCGCTCATTGAAGATTTGGAGACGACGGATCTCGGACTGACGCTCAGCCTCCATGGACTCACGCATGGCAACGATGAGGTAATCCCACGTGGCATCGAAGTCTTCGACCGACGTGAACTCACAGGCCGAGCCGCGAGGACGGAAGCCCAGCGCGTCCTTGTGCAGGTCAGAGAAGACCTGGGCCTTGCCAGCATGCTCAGCGGAGACGGCAGCGATATCGGAAAGGGTCAGAAAGGTCATGTTCGTTTCCTCTGGATGGTATATCCCATCTTACCACGGGAGCTAATTAATGTCAACCGCGGCTTGGGCCCGGCATACTAGATCTGCAACCTCAGCGTCCACGACCAGCATCTAGCAGCCAGGCCCAACCTATCAGAGCCTAATATTCGGCTCTCCTAAAGTATAGTAGGGCTCATAATCTTCATCATCATAATCTTCATGGTCAGCAGAGTGTTTGTCCATGTACTTCTTGAACTCAATGAGCTCAGACCTGGTCATAGGCTCACGAGACCAGACCTCAGTGCCATCAGAGAAAGTATAGGTGTAGCCATTATTCACCAGAGCCATGTCGATCCGCATCGTGCTTTCCCTTGTTTCCGTTGATGATTTATCTTATACCCTGGACGAATTAATGTCAACGGGCTCCCAGATCTATTTCCAGTTCCATCTCGATGCTTTTACCTTCGTCCTCTAAGCATTGCAGAAGATTAATGAAGGCTTGCCGAGTATATGCGTCAGTGATATGAGAGTGTAGAGAGTCATAGATATACTGGATGTGATCATAGGCAGAGACGAATGCATTGAGAGCTTGCTTAGACATTGTGTGTTCCTCTGTGTTTCGATAGATCCATTCTATAGGGTTCTGGAATTAATGTCAATAGCTTTTCGCGTCAGTGTATACTCTATAGCCCTATGCTGTATTTTGTAAATATGTCAATTTGTAAAAGAATCGACAAGTGTATTTGTAAATCTGTCAATAATTTACAAGCTATTACTCAGTGTATCTTACGAGGTTATCCAGTGAAATAAGTTGATCACTGATACCTAATGTAGTACAGCAAATCCATGCGGTGTTTTCTATAATAGTTTTAATAGTATAGATTAGATCTGAGTCTTTAGCCGAGAGAATGATTACACTATCACCTGGCTGGAGTGGTTTATCTATAATAGATGCAGCTTTGATTTCTTTAGAGTCTGGGAATATCACAAATGTTCGATTGACTCCAGCTCTTAGTTCTATTGATCTATCATCGTATATACGGCCGATGCGGGCTTCAATTGTAAGACGAAGCCAGTCGTCTTTCTTGGCTGATTCTAATGTTTCTTTAATAGACATTAGTGTTTCTTGAAGAGTTGTAAGAATTTAGCACCGAGCATGCCTATAGCTATACCGATACCAAAGGGGATTACTACATAATAGATAACGAACTCAAGCATAGGTAAATTCCTCGGTGATTTCAGTTACATTGATACTATAGATCTTATAGTCATTTGAGCACCAGAGGCGGATAGCTTCTCTGACTTCTTGAAGAGTTGAGTATTCCAGGGTCAGTACACCGTGATTTGGAATATCATACATGAGTAGTTTGTAATGATTACGCATTAGAGATAGCCCACCATTTGCTTCTTGGAGTTATAGATTGCAATAAATGCATGAGTTGCATCTTGCTTACGAGTCATTGAGGGCCTGGAGCCATTCCTAGACTTACGAGGACCTCTATAGAACGTGCGAGTACTAAACTTATCCTTGGTGTGGCCATTAGCCCAGAGTAGATGAAGCTCGGTGTTGAGTTCATTACGCACTTCGGTAAGCTTATTCATAGGGATGATTGACTTAGACACGAGTATTAGCCTCCAGTTGATCCATTTGTTGCATGACCTTTACAGTACCACCAATGTACTTGTCGACCTCAGGGAATTGAATTGCCAAGGTAACCAAGTACTGGTGGAGATAGCCAGAGATATAAGGATAGCCAAGACCATTAGTCTTGTCACTACCACGGCTGCGATTATTCAGAATCGCCATGAAGTCTTCTACATTAGACATAGTCTTCTTCCTCTTCTTCAGCATAATAGGGTTCATCATCAACGTTGATCTTGACATCACCAAGATAGATGGTGCCGTTAGACATCATAGTCTCGAAGTCAATTGCATAGTCATGCAGACCACCAAGTCGAGCGATGTCGTCGGCAAGCTTATCACTTGGATCACAGTCAATCAGCCGAATGCAACCAAGTGAACCAGAGTCAACACAGAGGTTATGGCTGAAGTTATCCTTATAGATACCATCGCCATAGGTGGTCGAATACATGGCAAAGCGCCGGCCATCTTTCAGAGTGAACTCACCACTGAGGCATTTGCCATTCTGAATCGTGAGTTCGCACACTTCATGCCAAGAGTCACCAAGGACATAGCAAAGATCACCGACGTAGTAGACACCCTTAGGCATAGTCATTAGCAGTTTCCTTGTTCCGTTGATGTCCCATCATACCATGGGAGTGAATTAATGTCAAACCCTAGGGCTGATATTTCTTCCAAAGAGCCGCAATTTCTTCCTTATAACCCAGCTGCTCTAACTGAGTCGACTCGAGGCGCATATTGGCCTGTTCTTCAGATCCCATGCGATATACATAAGGATCGTCAGAGTAGCCATAGTACCAGTCAAAGTTCTTGAGTCTTTGCTCAAGCTTGAGAATCTTCTCAAGTATTTCGAAGCGTTCTTCTACTCGCATTCCATTCCCTCTTCTTCATATTGCATACCATAATACTTACAGATGCATTCCCAGACACGGTCACATTTTGTGCCATAATTGTCAAAGAGACGATAGAACTTATATTCGCCAAGAACACTCACGTGATCACTGGAAATATACTCGAAGCCACCATAATAGTCAAGAGAACCAGCTCGGGTGAGTGTTACTACAATGGCTTCTTTATTGATGAAGAGGCAATAACCAGCACGAGGATCGAGGCCGAGCTCTTGAGCGTTGGTCTCTTTCATGCTGTAAACATAGTCAGATACAACATCCGTAACTCGGTCTTGAAGGCGCTCAAACGACGTGATCATGTTTTTTCCTTAATTCCTTTGATGTCCCATCATACCATGGGAACGAATTAATGTCAATCCACTGGCCGCACATATGGCTTCATGGTGGTACGCTCAATCACCACTCTATTCTTAGTATCTCTATAGACTCTAAAGATACCGGGCACTGCTAGTCTCTCAACCTGGTGGTTGATTACTTGCTTCACCATGAACTCTTCATCTTCTGTCAGCTCAAATACTGTCATGCACACATCCTTTCATGTATTGAGTGGATGTGTTTACATTTGCCATGATATACGAATCCTGAGCATTCACACATCCAACCTTTCGTTGTCAGTGTAACTATATATCCTTTACTAGTCATGGGCCATTCCATGCCAGTGTAGAAAGATTTTTTATAGTCAATGCCAGGTAGTTTCAGAGCTTTACGATTGAACCGACGGCCCATGTTATCTCCTCATGGATGAGATTTCTTCTGCCTGCTTCTTATTGATTACTGGTACAGCATTACTCTTATGCATGGTAGCAATGCCAGTTACTAGTGTACCGGTGTATTTCTGAGTTGGCTTGGCAGATGTAGCCAATGGATCTACACGAGACATGCCAGCTGACACAATAGGTGCTGTGACACGTTGCATAGACTTAGCCACAAGAGGTGACTCGACTACACCGGGTTTACATTTATGTTTGCCTGAGATATAATTGATGTACTGGTCAATTGTGAACTCAGGCAGTCGTTGCTGCCGCCTAAACTTATTGTATGAAGCAAAGGCGGCAGCTGTCTTGCCATCTATAGTCTTGCCTTTTGACTTCTTACCCTTCGTAGAAGTCGTTGACAAAGATATGTGGGCAAGATGCATGCTCAATTATAGATCTCCTGAAGTGTTTTCTCGGCCAGCCACATGGGCTCAGAGTCACAAGCACCATGCTCAGAGAAGTTACGCAGATGCTGATACATATATGTACTTGCTTCACGATAGTTACTGAAGTTATTACATGCCGTTTGCAAATAATAATTCAGATAAGAAATGGTTTCAGCAGTAGCTGTGTCATACAACTCCCACTGGTCGAGAGTATATGACACAAAAGCCTGCTTCTTAATCTCAAGATTACGCATCATTATACTCCTCACTGAAGTGTTCTTCGAGCTGACGGAAGTTAATGACACGCAGATCTAAAAGATCGCGCACAAAGGATGCTTCAGTACCAATGGCACAGTCAACAACCTCATTCACGAAGTCTTCAATCATATCAGCATTCCAACCCTGCATAAGGTTGGAATACCACAGAGACACAAGCCAAGTCTGATAGTTGCTAAAGCCGTTACAAGTCATGTCAGTCATGTTCCATTCCTCTTTTGATAAGACCATTTTATATGGTAGGGCAATTAATGTCAATGGGCCTTAGGCCGCTTGACGGAGTTTCTTACCGAAGTAATAGAGGGCCGAAGCCTTGTTGCACTTATAGAACTTGCCAGTAGATACTTCCTTATAGATGAAGGGATACTTATGAGAGCGGCTGTTGTAGCCAGTCAAGACCTTGCCGCTTACTTCAGTCAGCAAAAGATCATTGAGCTTAGCCTGAAGCTGAAGAGCAGCATCAACCTTCTGAGCTTCAATAGTCTTGCCGCCCTTTACTTTGACGGACAGCTTTAGATCTGCCGACTCGGAAGTAAAGCGGATGTTACCAATAGCAAACTCAACACCATGAGCTTCGCCATACTTGGCCAAAAGGGCAGTCAATTCAGCGCGGAGAGATTGGCAAACGGCCTTGTCAAAAGTCGCGATAGTCATGTTCATTCCTCGTTGGTTGGTATATCCCATTCTACCATGGGCTCGAATTAATGTCAATTGGCGGTGCATTTGTCCTACGAAAGAGATGCACCAAACTCTCGCCCTCATTGCTCTAGACTGGGTGAGGACCTAACCACCTTTCGGCTCCCAATATGCTGTGGCAGGTGAGGTATCTCTTGCCCGCGGCAAGTGTCTTGCCCGCGGGCAAGTGCCCATTCTCCTTTTAGCGGTTAATTACTCCGCTTCTATTGACACACTCTGCAGAAGTGCATCTCTAGACTTTCCTTACCACGAATTCATTGGCTGGTATACTTAGACTGGCAAGTAAACCGGCTTAAAGCCAAAGACTTCGCACCGGTATAATACACCATGGATCTCAAACTCATCATTGACCATAGATGACCGGTGGCCAATATAACGGCCAAAATGAGTACGCAGAGGCTGCATTACTTCTACATCGTCACTATAATCTTTATTCTCAAACTCTTCTTCAGAGACGGGATCAATAAGCATGGGGCCCTTGGACCAAGAACCAAAGACATTTTGAGTACGCTCAAAGGCGTATTCCAATGCCGCATCAGTATTCATGCTCGGAAGAGCATCGACATTTGCAATATGCACGCGCCCACCCGAGAGTTCGTCGATATGATAAACTGCCACGATAGCCATTAGTTTTTCCCTTGTTTCCTTTGATGTCCCATCATACCATGGGAACGAATTAATGTCAATGGCCTGAGCCAAGGTTACCCATTCTTGAGGCAGGTAACCTTGGCCAGGGACTCGAACCGAGTTGCATTGGCTCGACGAAGCTTAGCAATCTTGAGAACCATACGAAGACTGGTTTCACGAAGACGGTCGAAGTTCTTAATCACGAAGTTCATGACGTCAGACTTCTGTTCTTCAGTGTAGTCATCGAGAAGACCAGCTTTGACGACTTGCTTGATACGGATGAGGTAGTCACGCTTAGTCTTCATGGCGAGATCGATGTAATGGGACCGAGAAACAAGAGCACCGAAGTGAGGTGCAAGCTTGTGACCCTTGTCGATCATTGCATCCATGTCGTAGTTGGTAATAAAGATGACAGTACCTTGGAACTGGAAGCGACGAGGAATGATGTCGCCATCTTGGTCCTCAAACTTAGCTTCAGTCATCCAAGAGATCATACGCTTGTCAGACGAGTCAGTTGCAGCCTTGATAAGGTTAAGAGACACATCGTCGAAGAAGATGCTGTCGGCATCGTCAAAGACCACGACACAACCGGGATGCCTATGCTCATAAAGAGCACGAAGCAGACCAGTAGCACGAACATAGCCCTTGATCTGAGTACTACGGATACCTTCCGGATCATACTCATTCAGCACTTGCTCGACAGTAAACGACTTGCCGAGACCAGCAGGGCCAGAGACGATGAGACCACGAATGGTACCATCTACTGCGGCATATGCAAGATCGCTGAGAACAGTGAAGCGTTCATGCAGCTTAGCTTCGATTTGCTCATCCGTTTCATTAGAGACAGCTTGAGCGAAAGAAGAAACGTTACGAGCTTTGTCACGGTTATAAACGCCACGAGGCATATTGAGATGTCCTTTGTTTGGTTGGTTTGATAAGGCTATTATATCTGGTAGGCTAATTAATGTCAATACCGCGGAGCTAGATGATCCACATCAGCTGATCCGACTGACATCATAATCACGACTAAGATAAGCCCAGCTATGGCAAAGATCACAGCTGCAGCCTCAAGGGCAAACCTAATGTAGCGGTTCATGTGGATTCCTTTTCCTTTTGTAAGACCATTCTATATGGTAGGCCAATTAATGTCAATGGGCTCAGACGTAATGAGTCAGATTGTCAAACTCACGTCCGGCGGGCCAGGTCCATACAGTATACACAGCTAGCTTAGCCCACACAGCACAATCACGCCGAGTAGTACCAGAGATAGAGTTCCACCGACCAGAAGTCTTGCCATAGTTATAGCGAGGGCCAACATAAAAAGTCTTGACCTTATACTTCTTGCCAGTGACTTTACTCAGCTTATTCAGCTCAGCCTTAAGTACATCTCGAGCATAGTCGAGTTTATGGATAGGGATAGGAGTGTAGCCAACTGGAGTTTTGGGAGTGTAATTCTTCATGCTTCCATTCCTCTTTTGTAAGACCATTCTATATGGTAGGCCAATTAATGTCAATCCGCCTTGTCGTTTTTATGACGAGAATGACGACTGAAGCTGCCCTTTCCCTTTTTAGCCTTAAAGATCAAGGCCTTATTGGCTTTATGGGCATTCTTGGCTATTGGGTTCTGGCTCATGTTCCAATTCCATAATTAATTCCATAAGAGTATTATATTAGGTAGGCCAATTAATGTCAATATCTTTTTTTTCTTATAAATATTAAAATATGGGAGTTTAATATGGCAACTTTAAAGACCGAATATCAAGTTCAACCCACATTATACATAGATATACCTACGAACTTCGATATTCATCCAGTCAAAGGCGATATTGTTTTAATAAAAAATGATGAAGCCGTCAAGCGTTCTATTATTAATATTGTAAGAACATCTTTATTTGAAAGACGTTTCCGCCCAGATTTTGGCTGCAATGTTGTTGGACAACTCTTTGAAAACTTTAATGACAACACCATTTACATGGTACAGCAAAGTATTATATCAGCTATAAACAGCTATGAGCCTAGAGCTAAACTTATCGATGTTACAGTTTCATCTATTGATGGAAATGATAATTCATTAGCAGCAACAATAACATTTGCGATTAATGGGGCATCACAACAAACTACTTTAACAACCACACTTGGTGTCAGTCTTGTTAGATAAATAATTGACGCCTTCACTTATTAATTGAGATAATTCATGTCATCAAACAGTGCACTTGTAACATCTAGTTTAGATTTTGATACAATCAAGGCTAATTTAGTTACATATCTACAGGGTCAACCTCAGTTTAAAGGCTACGACTTTCTTGGATCTAACTTATCAGTACTGATAGATCTATTAGCATACAACACTTATTATAATAATTTCTACACAAACATGGCCATCTCGGAAGCATTCCTTGACTCGGCACAAATCATGGACTCAGTAGTATCCCGTGCTAAGGAACTTAATTACACTCCTAGATCTAAAAGATCTGCCACAGCACAGATTACCTTAAGTGTAACTCCACAGCCTGATAATGTTGGTAACTATCCAGCAAACATATATATTCCAAAATACTCTCAGTTCAGCTCTAGAATTGACACGAGTATCTTTACATTTACTACAGATCAAGACATTGTTCTTAATTCAGTTAATAACTATACTACATCTAATATATCTATCTATGAAGGCACTGTAGTAACAGAGCAGTTTGTATATGATAGCACATTAACTGATCAGAAGTTTTTATTAAGCAATCCTAATATTGACACAACAAGCATTTCAGTTCATGTTCTAAATTCATTAACTGATACTAATAATACTGAGTTCATTCAAGCATCTACTCTTCTTGGATATAATAATGCTTCAAAGATCTTCTTTATCCAAGGCTCATCTAATGGAAGATATGAGTTAATCTTTGGTGATGGTAATATTGGTCAAGCATTAATCAATGGTAATGTTATAAGTGTTACATATAGAGTCTGTGCAGGATCAAATGGTAACTTATGCAAGACTTTTATTCCAATCAATGGCATTGGTGGATATGGTCAAAGCCAAATAGGCGTAAAAACTGAGCTGTCTTCATATGGCGGATCTGATGCAGAAACCATTGACTCTATTAAGTATAATGCACCAAGACATTACCAAACACAGCAGCGCGCAGTAACCAATGATGATTATCGTATCATTCTTCTTCAAAAGTTTCAGAACATCAGAGCTGTGAATGTATATGGTGGTGAAACAGTATATCCTCCTAAGTATGGATACGTGTATGTTTCAGTAGATCTGAATAATGTAATAGGTGTTCCAACTAGCGTAGCAGATCAGATTGCAGCATATCTTTTAAACTATATGCCTATTTCAATTAAGCCTATTGTAATTTCACCAGATTATATGTATATTGAGCCTACAATCAATGTAAAATACAATCTAAATCTTACAACACAAAGCACCGGTGATATTCAGTCAACTATTCTTGCAACAGTTGTTGCATTCAATAATGATAATCTTAATGACTTCAATATTCTATTCAGATATAGTAAGTTAGCAGCTGCAATTGATAACTCAGATCCTTCAATCTTCAGTACTGATCTTGAAGTCCGTATGACTAGACGATACACACCTACAATAAATCAATCTGAGGTTATTTCAATTAACTTCGAGAATCCTTTAATTGCTGG